GTCAGGGACCCGTCGCCCTGATGCCAGTCCACGGATGTCACCTTGCGGGCGGCCTGGGCCAGGACCACCGTGGAGAACCCGTACCAGGCGCCGAGCTCCAGCACGTCCCCGCCGGAGGCGAGCGACGCGAGGCGGGCCGCTTCCTCCCCGGTGATCGCGGACGGGATGTCGTCGGGGACCGTGATGGTGATCGGAGCCAATGCTCTCCTTCAGAATGAGGCCGTGCCGGTGACGGCGGGCGGTCCGGGCTCGCCGTGCGTGCCCTTGTCGAACACGATGACCGAGTCGTAGGCGTGCATCCCGGCGACCGTCTTAGTCCAGTAGTCCGGCTGGAACTCCGGGTCGCGGGAATGCCAGGCGTTGATCCGGTCGATCATGTCCTTGGCGTGCTCGGTGAACGTGCCCGCCCGCCGGTACCCGCCGCCGTAGTCCGGCCAGTAGGAGGTGTGCACGTCCTCGACCAGGAACGTGCCGCCCTCGGCGAGCGCCGGCCACATCACCTCGAACGTGGCGAGCTGCTGCGCCATGCTGTGCCCGCCGTCGTCGATGACCACGTCGAACGGCCCGGCCCGGGCGGCCAGGCCGGCGAGGAACTCCCGGTCCTCCTGGTCGCCGGTGACCACCGTGATGCCCTCACCCGCGGCCGCCGTGCAGCGGGGGTCGATGTCGACCCCGATCACCCTGGAGCGGGGGCCGAAGTAGTCCCGCCACATCTGCAGCGACCCGCCATGCCACACGCCGAACTCCGCCACGGTCACATCGCCACCGCGGTACCGGGCCAGGTGCCTGTCATAGACCGGGAAGTAGTGGGGCCACTTGTTGACCGCCCGGCCCTGATTCGCGCGGAACCAGGCTTCCAGCGGGTTGGCCCCGGGGGTGGCCTGGTCCCCCGGGGCCGTACTGGCCAGCCGCTTCGTCATTCTGGAGTACGCAGGTCAGGCGTACGCTAGCCACCGAAATGCGTTGGGATGGCTGACATCCGAGCCGGACCTCCAGAAAGCGAACCAACCCTGTTGACCCTTGGGGGTACCGCTGGTGACGTCCTTGACCATCGGCTCAAAGAGCATGCTCATGCCGATCCTGTCGACCACGTAGAAGTTGTCCCATGCGCCGAACACGATCTGCGCCGACGCGGTGCCGGACGACGCGGTGCCGGTGCCCGCCGTCGACGTGACGGACGGGGACTCCTCGATCCGGTGGTTCAGCAGCCGCGACGGGGTCCCGTCGCCCAGCGTCGCCCAGAACGACGACCCCGCGCCAGACGGCGACGCGGCCCTGACCTTGTTGATCGTGGTGATGTTCGCCGCCCAGCCCACGTTCGGGGACCGGCGGAACCGGGCGCCGAGCGCCGCTTCCAGGTTGTAGACGTCGCCGGCGGCGATGGCCCCGGACCCGGCGGGGGCGACCCGCTGCCCGGTGCCCAAAGTGGCCACGACCCCGTGCGGCACGCCCGAGTTCAGGGCGGTGCCGCCGGTGCCGACCGCGAAGTTCGCTTCCTCGAGAATGTCCTTGGCGTCCTGGATCAGCCGGGGCAGCTGGTCGGCGAAGTTGGTGTCCTCGTTGGCTTCCAGCGACCCGTACACCCACGCGGCGGCCTTCTTCACGCCGATCTGGATCTGCCCGACGCCCTGGTAGGCGGCGGTCCCGGCGGTGGCGGCCTCGTCGAGGTAGGCGGCCTGCACCCCGGCGGAGTTGACCCCCTGGTAGGCGTTCGTCGTGATCTGCTTCACTGACGCGAGCTGCCGGTAGGGGTTGGTGGTGCCATCGCTGGTCAAGACGATCGTGGGGTCCAGGAAGTACGGCAGCAGGTACCCGCCCTGGGCTGCGGCCAGGGACAGGGCGCCAGCAGCTCGCTGCAACCCGGGACCCGTCGGGTCGTTGACGTAGTCGCGGAACGCGTCGTAATACTCGTCGGCGCCGTACAGCAGCATGTGCCGGGCGATGGACGGGGTCTGCGCGGAGCGGGTCGCCGCCTCGCCGCGCATGTCCGACAGCCACCCCTTCTTGTCGTGCAGCTCCACCAGGGTCGACGCGCGGGCGATCACGTCGGACTGGGGCAGGAACGCGTAGTCCCGGCTCGTCTCCCGGTCGGCCAGCGGGTCGCGGCGGGCCATGAACTCCGGGGACCGGCCGCCGCCCCACCCGCCGCCGCCGTCGCCGGACTCGGTGTTCCCCCGGTCCTGCGATGCCTTGCGGATCAGGCTGAGTTCCTCCATCCGCGCGACGATCCGCTCCCGGTCCCTGTCGAGGTCCTTCCACCGCTTGACCAGGGTGTCCCGGATCCCGCCGTCGGCATCCTCGGTGGTCGAGGAGTCGGCGGACATCCGCTCGAGCTCCTCGTGGATCGTGTTCTGCTCGTCGATGATCTCGTCGAGGGTCACCGTTGCCATCCGCCCTTCAGGGCCGAGATGCCCGCCTCGCGGCACATCTGCTCGGTACGCATCACCAGCAGGCGGTGCGCGTGTTCCCGGGTCGGGTGCACGTCAGGCGGCCCGTCGGGGGCGGCTTCCTCATCCGGGGGAAGTGCCTCGTCTTCTAGTTCTTCGATCTCGTCGTCGTCGGCGGCCTGCCAGGTGCCGAGCGGCGACATGCGGACCCCGACCAGTTCCGCGCCCTGGTAGGCCGGGAACGGCGTGGGCCCGTACTCCTTCAAACCGAGTTCCAGCCTGCGGACCCGGGGCAGCGGGCCGCCCGGGATGCGCGGCTGGTACTTCTGGCCCCGGCGCAACTCAGGTGAGGACCGGATGATCGCGCCGGTGAACGACTGCGCGGTCACCGCGCCGGACCGCCACATCTCCAGCACCTCGTTGCCCAGCGGGGTGTCCAGGTACCGGGAGCGGGTGACCGGGCCGCGGGATTCGGCGCGAATCCCCTCACATACCGCCACCGGCATCGAGTACCGGTCCGACGGCGACCCGTGGATGGTCATGCCGTGGTTGTAGAACACCTTCGCGGCGGCGAACCCGTTCCGGGAGCGTTCCAGGTCGGCGATTCGCTTGTTGAACGCGGACCGGTCGATCTCTTCCTCGTAGTCGCCCTGCCGGTCGCTGATCACGGTGGGTTCGCCGAATACGGTCATGTACGCCTCGACGACGCGGCCGGTGCTGTCGCCGTCGCCGGTACGGACCATGTGGTAGTCCTCGAGCGGGTAATCACGGCACAGCTCGGCTCGGGACATGCTGCCGCCCTTCTTCTTCCGCGCCGCCGACGCGAGCGCGGTGAACTTTTCCCGGCCGAACTTTTTCCGGCCGATGTGGGCGGCGAGCGCCCCGGGGTCGGACACGCCCTTCGCGGCGAGCTTGGCCTTCAGCGCGGCGAACCTGGTGCCCGTGCCGAGCCTGGCGGCCCGGGACGCGCCGGGCTCAGCGGGGCCGTCGGCGGCCTCGAAGTCGGCCACGCCCAGGCCGGCCAGGTCCGGCAGGTCGTAATCGCCGTCCCAGGAGCCGTCAAGGCCGTCCTCGTCGTAGCCGCCGCTCACAGGCGTGCTCCTCGTCGCTTTCGCGCTGGCCCGCAGCCGTTCCCATTCGGCGACCGCCGCCGCCGCTTTCGCCCTGGTGTCCGGCTTGACGTCCTCTCCGCCTGCCGCCCACTTCTTGCACATGCTGACCGCCGTGGCGATGGCCTCGGACTCCGGCATGCCACGGGACTCCATCAGGTCCCTGGCGATGTGCTGGATGTACGCGGGGAGCTGCATGCCCTTGTGGTGGAACAGGCCGGGGCCGCCGGGCTTGCCGAGCGGCTCGTGCGCCAGGGCGCGGGTCGCGGTGCGGGCCGGGAACGTGCGCAGGTGCTTGATCAGCGCCTGCGCCTCAGACCCGGACAGGGCCTTCATCGCAGCCGGGTCCGTCGCGTCGGCCGCGTCCGGGCCGGGCACCTTCCGGTCCTTCACCAGTTGCCTGATCTCAGCCTGCTGGCCGGCCGTGATGCTGCCCGGCGGAGTTGTCTTGGCCGTGGTGTGCGCTGGGGCGTGCTGCGTGGCCTTCTTGCCGCTGCGGAGCGCCACCGTCGTCTTCGGCCCGACCAGCCCGTCCACCTTGAGGTCGTGCGACCGCTGGAACGCCTTCACCGCGGCCAGGGTCTTCGGGCCGAACTTGCCGTCGACCTTCAATGGCGGCTTGAACCCGAGCGCGTTGAGGCGGGATTGCAGGTCGGAGACGCGCTTCCCGGTTTCGCCGTTGCCGACCGGCCTGGCGTTCGTGGGGGCCGCGCCGCCGCTGCCCGCGGCGAACTGCCCGCCCGTAGCGCCGCCGGCAGGGGCGCGCGGGTGGGCAGCCGCATCCCACGCCGCCCGGCCGGCCTCATGCGTCAGGGCCATCGCTAACCTCTCGCTCCGTTCGGCATGCCGGGCATCGGCACGAACGCCCCCGGCTTCGCGTTAGGCAGGTTCTTCGCCACCACCCCGGGCAGGTCCTGCGGGACGCCCGCCTGCGGGGGCCGCACCCCCGGCCCGATCGTCTCCCGCGCCGTCGTCGTCTCCCGGCCCGCCACGCCCGGCGGCATCGCCCGCGGGTCCGGCACCAGCTGGCCCAGGTCACCCGATTCCGCCGCCGCCACCGCCGACTCCCGCGTGTACCCGGCCGTCACGAACGACGCCACCGCCTGCGCCCGCACCAGCATCGACTGGCCCCGCTCCAGCTCCCCCTCGCGCAAAGCGGCGATGTCCGCCACGTCATACCACAGCCGGGTCGGCGGCCTGATCGGCGCCGAGGTGCCGTCCGGGGAGACGAACTCGATCAGGTGCTGCAATGATGCGCACGCCGACCGCCACGCGGGCCGCGCCCACAGGTCCGCGAGCCGGCGGACCGCCGGCTGGTAGTCACCTTTCTGCAGTCCCAGGATCTCCAGCGGCATCTGCGCCGCTGCGCAGATCCGCTCCACCCCCGCCGCCTGCACCGCGGTGAACTGCAGCTGCTCCAAGGTGCTGCCCGCCACGGTGACATCGGCGCCCTGGTCGAGGACAAGCGTCCTGCCGGCGTTATCCGGGCCGCCGTACTTGGCGTCCGTCTGCTCCCGCAGCGCGTCGATCGTGGCCCGCTGCAGCTTGCTCGCGTACTTGATGACCAGGCCCGGCATGGCGCCGCGCCTGACGTGCTCCGTCTTGTACTGGGTCAGCGCCTGGTCCGCGCCGATCTCCCGCAGCACCGGCGTCAGCCAGCTCATCCCGCGGTACGACGCGTTAGGGTCCGGCATCGGCGACCAGTGGCACACCTCGTCCACGCTGTAGAACTGCGGCCTGCGGTCCGTGATCCCCAGCGGCGTCAGGTCCTCGGAGTACCCGACCGGCAGCTTGTACGCCCGGCCGAGGTCGTCCCGCTTCTCCTCGCTGATGATCGTCACGCAGTCGGGGCGCATCTGGATCAGCAGCGCGTCCGTGCCGTCCGCCGGGACCGCCTTGCGCAGGTACGCGTTCCCCGCCGCCGTCCCGCCGTCCTGCTCCAGCCGGGCCAGGAGCTCCCCCGCGGTCGCGTTCGGCCACGGGTACTCCAGCAAGCTCAGGCCCATATTCCCGAACAAGCGTTTGTCGACAGTGGACTGCAGCGTGAACCGGGCTTCCGAAAACAGGGCCTGGCGCGCGGCTGCGCACCCGAACACCACGCCGTTCGCCCGGAACGCGTCCCGCGCGGTGCGGATGACAGCAGCGTCGGCGGCTTCCTTCCCCCGGCCGGACGGATCGTAGGCGGCGACCGGGTACGCCCCGGTGTACATGTACTCGTTGTAGCCGCCGTCCCGGGACAGCAGCCGGTCGATCAGCCGCGTCACGGCAGGTGCCGGTGATCTTCGAGGACCTCGGCGACCGTCCGCGCCCCCCGCGCCGGGGCCGGCTGCCCGTCGTCACGGTTCAGGCCCACCCACACCGCGCCCGCCGACTCCGCGATCAGCACCACGCCCAGGCACCACCGGCCCACCAGCGCACCGCCGCCCAGCGCCCCCGCCAGGCCCGCCACGACGAGCAGGACGGAGGTGAGGGTCCGGCCGGACCCGGCGCGGATACGGCGGGCCTGGCCCCGCCACGCGGCCAGCTGGGCGCGCACGACCACCAGCAGGCGCAGGAGGGCGGCGGACAGGCGCATGTCATCTCCCTCGCGTATCGTCAGATGTGCCTAGGGCTGGCGGCGAGCGGCTGACGAGCAGGAGCTTCCTAACCAGCGCTAGGCCCTAGACCACCCACACGCCCGGCTGGGACAGCTCCTCCCACCGGACGAACGCCCAGCACGCCCCCGTAGCCGCCACCAGCGGCGCCTGATCAGTCGCCACCTTCGGGTCCCACGCCTGCGCACCCGCCAGGGGCCGCTGCTGCGCCGCCCGGACAGCGGCGGTGAGCAGCGGCTGGTCCAGGTGAGCGAAACGGTCGGCGTCGCGGACCACATCCAGAAACTCCCCGTGAGCCACCGCCACGTCCTGCGCGGTCAGCAGCGTCACCCGGATCCCGGCCTCGCCCAGCGGCTTGACCAGCGTCCCCGACTGCGATTTCGGGTTCACCACGACATCCACCGGGTCATGCCGCTCCGACAGCCCGGCCAGGCGCGCCACCGCGCCGCGCGGATGGTCATACCAGACCAGGTCCACGACCAGGCGGGTACCGCCCCGCTCACGGCCGGCCGCGACGATCGCGCAGTGCTTCCGGTCCTCCGAAATCGCCGCCCCGAACGCGACCTCGCCGCTCACAGCCGCACCCCCGGCGCAGCCGCCGCCGACCACGTGTCCTGCTCGATGATGTCCCAGCCGGGGCGGGCCACCTCCGGCCACTGGCAGCCATAAGCCCGGCGGAACTCGGCCAGGTCCATCAGCCCCAGGTCCGTCTTCACCGTCTCCTCGGACACCGTGATCCCCAGCGCGGGCATCCGCCGCCGCCACGTCACCGGGTCCGCCGGGTCCTCATCGTCGGCGAACGAGTAGCCGATGTAGCAGCCGCCCTCCGTCACGCCCATCTCCGCGCGGGCCCGGCCGTCCTCCACCTTCCCCCGGAAGTACGCCGACTTCTCCGTCCCCGCCGCCGACACGATCCACAGCTGCGCGTCCCGCGTCATCATCGCCGGGCGCATCGCCTGCTCCAGGTGATCATCGGCCTGCGCCCACGCCTCGTCTATCACGCCCAGGTCGAGTGAGTCGCCGTGCCCGGAGATCTGCGTGCTGGATACCAGGCTCAGCATGGAACCGTTCCTGAACAGGTACGCCTCGCTGCCCGACCCCCGCCGCACGTCGATGAGCCGGCGCAGCTTCGACCCCTCGACGATCGGCCACCACGTATCAAGCAGCCGCTTCCGCGCGTCCTTATGGGTCTGCGCCGTGTAGGCGATCTGCGTCCCCGGCCGGCGCAGCGCGCGATGGATCATCATGGCCAGCAGGTCCACCGTCTTGCCCTGCTGCCGCATCACCTCGATCACGGCCTGCCGGTACGCGAACCGGCCCTCCGGGGTCTGCTCCGTCGTGATG